TCTCCCTCAACTGTCAAGTCGTTGACAATGACCATAGGTGCGAAGCCCCGGAAGTCTTGTGCTCGAGAATCGTTCCACGTAAACGTGGTGTTCGGAAGTTCTCTGAGTGCCGTGAAGTCAGACAGATCTGTCATGTCGTACGGAATTGCGGAGACCTGAACGCCACGGAGAGCCAACTTGCCACCAGCGCACAACCTTGGTGTGTTGTACGAAACGAATTGGTCGGCGAAGGTGTCCCACGTGCGCGTGTTGTTGCCAAGCTCCGACAAAGTTTTGAGACGTCCAATGTAGGCTATCCCTCCAGCCCGCTGAACGGACGTTGGATACATCACCTGCACTGTGATTGCTGCAGGGGCGAGATGGCAATTCTCCCAACCTGCAACTGTAGTCCCGAGTGTTGTCATCAAGAACGGCCTTGTGTTCGTCGCTGCGTTCATTGACAACGTTGAGTCGATGGACTCAACTCCGACATGATTGAGCCAATTGAAGCCTTCCTGTGCGCCAGCATCGGATGTGCTCATAGCGCCGAGAAGGATGACTCTTCCTGAGGTCTTGACAATGCCTGACGTCTTCACCACCGAATAGCCTCCAATAGCACGTGGCAAAGCAAGGTGCATCTGCGAAAGAGCGTTGAAGTAGTTGTGTGCAGCCCTTCGACCCCGGCGAAGCGCGCGGCTCCGACCTCGAGGGAATGGGTTGCGAGGGGCAGCTCCAACGCCTTGTTGCCATGCACGCATGTAATTGCGGCTCTGAGGAGGACGACGGCCAGTGCGGCGTACAGTAACCTCAGCGTTCCGAGCAGCAGCTGCAACAGCATTCTTTGCCGATGCAATCTCCCGACGAAGCTTGGCAGCGCGCCCTGCGCTTCTGCGCCCGTTTGGTTCGCGAACCATCTCGACCTGCTGAGGTCAAGAGAAGCGAATGTCGCGATCGCTTTGGAGGGTTTTCCTTGGGATGACCCACAACCCGGACCACCTGCTCAACGAGTTGGCAAATACAATATAAGATGTGCCTACAATACATACTCTCGGAGCTGGTTCTAATGCACGCATCAGACTTCTGCTGAACCCTCGTACATGTCTACTCATGCAAATGCTGTGATCTCATGGCTACGTTGACTTCGCTCCGCAGTGCGAGAACGCACACTACGAAGGAACGGAACAAAATGTATACGCATGCGGAAAAGGAAACATGCGCCCTCTTCGGTCAACGGATCCGTAACCATCCCATCTTCCCCTCTCCCAACCGGCACAAGTTGGCTATATGCACCGACCAGTTATACGTCGCCTAGACCCAGAATGGCCATCGGAAACTCCACAGAGCGAACGGGGGAATTTAGGCTGCGTGTTTATCCCTGCCAGGGGCACGCAGTGGCCTCACCTCAGGCTTTCGCCACCAGGCTCTCGATCCCCAATACAGCAATAGAGGACCACTGAAGAATAAGGCAAGCTCAGACGGTCTCGCCCCCAACCGTGCCAAGGGTAGGCACTTCCATGATCGCCGCTGGGCTAGGACAGTGCTGGAAAAACGCACACCACGACAGGAATGTAGTGGGGAACCCTTGATCTCGCTTTCTCGACCGCACCGCACGGATTGGCCTCGCGACTTGAATTCGCTGAAGGTTTTCAATGGGATAACCTACAACCCGAGCAATGAATCGAATCACGCCGAGCGGGTGTACGGGCCCAGCCCGACACCCCTGAGCAAGTGCTGCGCGCCGAACACTGGCATGCTGGATGCCAAGCGGAGCCAATCGCAGAAGCCGTCAGCGTCCTTGACAAATCCGATGTGGATCAAGGCTTTTGCTTCTTCGAAGTCCGACACAAAGTTCGTGCGAGTCACTGGCTCGTACACTGGCTCTCCCGGGTTCTCACACAACACCATACGCTGGTTTCTCGTTGCATGTTCGAGCGTGGTAACCCCATCCTGAAAGCCGTAGTGCTGCGCAAAGGAATAGTACAACATCCGAACGCTCGGGAAACAACACTCCTCGGCGTACGCCAAGTATGAAGCCGCGGCGATCTGGTTGAACCTCTGCATGTTGCCTCGCTCAAATGCGTCAATGGCCTCTCGTGACACGGTGATGCCACTGTTCGAAAGCCCACGAAGAACATCTGGTCCTGAATATTCTTTCATGATCAGCCCATCGGAAGAGATCGGCAGAATCCAACCGGTAAACTCTGCACATTTCTCCTTGGCTGAACCATCACGCATAAAGAGCTTGAGTCTGTGACCACATCGAGTCCAAAAGGCTTCAACGTCCGCCATTTGCGTCGTCGAGAGTCGGGGGAACAAGGAGTAGATCGAATCATCTCCCTCAAACATGAAGCGAATGGCTCGCATCACTCCCCACCGATCCTTCTTAGCCTTTGTTGACCCATCAAGAAAACCGCCTGGTTTGTTGCTGTTCGGTTCGTTTCCTGACCCAAACGGATTCTCGTATATGGCCG